AGTTCGTGCCTCGCAAGGGGGCCAGCGCAACGCTGAGGAATGGGACACAAAATGGCTTCAGGTGGTGCACGTTTGAATAGCGGTCCTGCTCCTGATCCGTCGTCTTATTCGTCGCTGAAAAAGGACTGGGACACGTTGCCGGCGTCTGGTTTCGCTGGCGAGATCCCTGCTTGGCCGCTGCCGAGTCAGTCTGAGCGCGAGTCCGAGCTTTGGGACATCTACTGGCGCAAACCGCAGGCGATTATCTGGGATCGGAACAATCAGCAGCTCGAGGTCGCGTTGCATGTGCGTCGGATCTCTGAGGTTGAGCTTCCCGACTCCGCTACGGCTCTTGGCACGTTGGTTCGGCAGCAGATGGATGCGCTTTTGCTCACTATTCCTGCGTTGAACGCGGCTCACATTCAGATTTTGTCGTCCGCTCCGTCTGCTCCGACCCCGGCGAGGGGTACTCGGAAGACGAAGGGCGACAACTGGCTCTCGGCGGTTTCTGTTGAAGGGGCCTGATTACAAGGTTCCCCCGCGTTCTCGCACTCTTGGTTACCTCGGCATTTGGTGGATTGAGACTCATTGTGTTGTCCCTGATGGCGATACCGCGGGCGAACCGTTCATGCCGACGATCGACCACAAGGTTTATCTCGCGAATTGGTACGAGATCCGCCCTAAGGCTGAGGCGGGCGAGCGCAATACGGCGTTCGTGTACCGGCTGGGTCAGTGGATGGCCGCTCAGAAGGTCGGCAAGTCTCCTGGTGTCGCTGCTGAGGCGTGCTTAGAGTTCGTCGGCCCGTGCTTGTTCGATGGGCGCGCGGTTGAGGGCGAGGCGTACGTTTGCGCCGAGCATGGTTGCCCGTGTGGCGAGGTTTACTTCTACGAGGCGGGCGAGCCTAAGGGGCGTCCGTGGGCTACTCCGCGCATTCAGTTGGCGGCTGTTGTCGAAGATCAGGTGGAGAACACTTGGGGCGCTCTTGTCCCGATGATTGACGATGGCCCGCTGTCCAACCTGATTCCGAAGACTGGCGAGGCGTTCATTCGTCATCCCAGCGGCAACCGTGACTCTCGCATTGAGATTGTGACGTCGAAGGCTGACTCGAAGCTGGGCGCGCGTGTTTCGCGGGCGTTTGGTGATGAGACGGGGCTGTGGACTGACTCGAACAACATGAAGAAGTTCCAGCGCACGTTGCGGCGTGGTGCTGCGGGCATGGGTGGCCGTGTAAGCGAGTCAACTAACCCGTATGACCCCGCTGAGAACAGTGTGGCGCAGGACACGTTCGAGTCGTCGCAGAAGGACGTTTACAAGCACTACTTCCCGCCGCCTGTTGCGCTCAAGTTCGAGCTCAAGAAGGACCGCGAGCAGATTTTCCGTTGGAACTACTCGGGCTCACCCTGGGTGGACATCCGTTCGATCGAGTCTGAGTCTGCGGCGCTTGCTGAGACTAACCCGGCTGAGGCTGAGCGATTCTTCGGCAACCGCATCGTGGCTGGTTCTGGTCATTGGGTGCGCGAGGCCGATTGGGTCGCGAAGGGCTTGGATGGCGAGGCTGGGCGTGCTGAGCAGATCACGGTGGCGCCGCGAACGAAGGTGTGCCTCGGGTTTGACGGTTCGGACAACAACGACTGGACCGGCATTCGGCTAGAAACGCTGGATTACTACCAGTTCACGCCGACGTACCTCGAGGGTGCGCGCCCGACACTGTGGAAGCCGACCGACTGGGGTAACCGCATCCCTCGCTCTGAGGTCATGGCGGCAATGGATGAGCTCGCAAACAAGTTCGAGATCGTCCGTGGCTACTGCGACCCGATGTTCTGGGAGACGGAGATTGATACGTGGGGCGCGAAGTACGGCGAGAAGGTTTTCGTCAAGTGGCCCACCAACTCGATTGGCCGTATGCACGCCAGTCTCGAGCGGTTCCGTACGGACATCACGAACAAGGACAGCGACTTTCACCACGACGCAGACCTTGAAACCAAGTTCCACATGCGTAACGCAATTATCCGCGCACGACCCGGACAGAAGTACATCCTCGGCAAGCCTGCTGATCACCAAAAGATCGACCAGGTTATGTCTTCGGCGCTCGCTCACGAAGCAGTTTGTGATGCGATCGCGGCGGGCGCCTTGGATGTCGCTGATGACGAGTTTGTGTATTTCTAGCCCGTTGGAGGGTCATTTTGGATTCCACAGAAGCCCTCGCACTCACGAATCGCATTTATGCGCGTCTCGTGGGTCGTCGCCCTACATTCGACACTCGCGAGCAGTATTACGAGGGTAAGCAGCCATTGTCGTTCGCTACGGAAGAGTGGCGGAAGGCGAACGCATCCCGCTATGAGGGGTTCTCGGACAACTGGACTAAGCCGGTTGTGGATGCTGAGGGTGAACGGCTCAAGCACACGGGAATCAAGCTCGGGGATGGTGCTGAGGGTGCGGCTGAGAAGCTGTGGAAGCAGTGGCTCCATAATGAGATGGAAATGCAGAGCTCGCAGGGCTTCGTTTCGTCTCTGATTACGTCGCGGTCGTTTGCGATTGTGTGGGGTGACGCGAACGATGAGCCCACGATCACGTGGGAGCATGCTTCCGACGTCGAGATTGAGTACGACTGGGCGAACCCGCGCATCCGCAAGGCTGCACTGAAAACGTGGGCTGACGACAAGCGAGAGTACGCGACGCTGTTCACGCCGGATCAGGTGTGGAAGTTTGAGCGGTCGCGGTCTGCCGCTAAGGATGAGGGCAAGTCTCAGGCTGAGCAGGCGAAGGTCGACGCTGTTTCCGAGGGTGGCTGGGTGCCGCGCGAGGTTGCCGGCGAGGTGTGGCCGTTGAATAACCCGATCGGTGTTGTGCCGGTTGTGGAGATCCCGAACCGTCCGATGCTGCGTGGCGATCCTGTCTCTGAGATTCAGGGCGTCATCCCCATGCAGGACGCAATCAACCTGCTCTGGTCGTACCTGTTTCTCTCTGCTGACTATGCCTCGATGCCGGCGCGTGTTGTGCTGCATCAGGGCCCGCCAATGACTCCGATTCTGGATAACACTGGCAAGCAGATCGGCACCAAGGCCGTCGACATGAAAGACCTTGCCGAGAAGCGCCTGTTGTACCTGTCGGGCGCCGACACTGCGATCGACTCGTGGGATGCGGCAAAGCTCGACGTGTTCTCGGACACCATTGAGATCGCGGTTGGTCACATTGCCGCTCAGACTCGCACGCCGCCGACGTACCTTGTCTCCAAGACGGGCATGTCGAACGTGAACGGTGAGGGGCTGAAGGCGTCGGAGATTGGGCTGGTCAAGAAGACGCTCGAGTTCCAGACGTTCGCCACCCCGGCTCTGCGCGAGGTGTACCGGCTCGTAGCCCTGGCAATGGGCGATCAGAAGTTGGCGCAGGAGACACGGCTGGCAACGATTACGTGGATGAACCCTGAGATCCGCTCTGAGTCGCAGCTTGCCGACGCGCTCATCAAGAAGAAGCAGATGGGCTACCCGCTCGAATACCTCATGGAGGTTGACGGGCTAGACCCGCTCGAGGTCAAGCGCGTGCTGAAGATGGCGGCGCGTGAGTCCGAAGAGGCCATGTCGTTCGGCGTTCAGGCCGCTATTGATTCGGGGGCGTCTGATGGGGCAGCTTCTCAGCCTGGCGGTTGATCTTCAGGATCAGCGCGAACTACTGACGCACAGGGCGACGGCTAAGAGCTTGCGCATTTGGCAGCAGGCCGACGTCGGCAACTTGGATGCGTCGTGGGACCGGATCGCACCGGCCCTCACGACGGTCGTAACTGCCGCTCAGGTGACCGCTGCACGCCAGTCGACGCCGTACATGGATTCGGTGTCGAAGGCGTGGGGACACACGCCACAGCGGGCCGCGTTGGTTCCTGAGGCGTTCGGCGGGGTCATGCTCGATGGGCGTGAGGTTGGACCGGCCCTGTTCGGTTCGGTGACGACGACTAAGCGGGCGATCGGCGCAGGCATGCATCCGGCGCGGGCGTTCGAGGTCGGTGCCAGCTTCCTTGCGACGGTGATCGGTGCGGCGGTGCAGGACATGGGCCGTCAAGCTGATGCCACGCTCGCAACGGGCAAGGGATACACGCGCTACGTGCGCGTCGTCTCGGCTGGTGCTTGTTCACGGTGCGCGATTCTTGCGGGCCGTGATGATTACCGCAATGCGTTTGAGCGTCATCCTCGCTGCCGGTGCACGTCGGTTCCGATTCCGGTGGGCGAGAGTCCCCCTGATGGGTTCCACGACACCCCGACCGAGTATTTCGAGTCCCTGTCTGCTGCTGAGCAAGAGCGGGTATTTACGAAGTCGGGGGCGTATGCGATCCGTGAGGGCGCTAACCCGATCAGCGTGACTAACGCTCGCCGCGGCATGACTAAGGGCGGCGAGCTTGGCGCTCCTGCCCGGCTGGTGCCAACACGCATCGGCGTAAAGGCTGACGGTTCCCCGCTGAATGTGTTTCTCACAGGCGAGGGTACGACGGCTCGAGGCGCGTTCGCAAAGTCTGAGGGCGCAGCGACATTCACGGCCGGGAAAGAGGGCCGATACCGACGCACGACAACCATGCGGCTCATGCCTGAGCAGATCCAGATCATGGCAGGCAACAACCCCGCCCGAGCGCGCGATCTTCTCAAGCGCTACGGGTACATGGATTTCTAGCACCACCCAACAG